CAATGGATACTAGAAGATCATGAAGAACTTATGAGCCAAAAGTATCCTAACGTTCATGCTAGTGAATGGTCTTGGGTAGGGTCTGAGTTTGATTATGTGATCAGTAATAATGGGTCAATTCAAGACTTGTACGATGCGATTGAGAAACAGCTAGTAGTCAATTTGTAAATCGCCACGCTTCCAAGTTAGTTCTTTTCGTTTTACAACCTCTACACAGTTTAAGCATATAGTTCTAAGATTAGACAGGCTTATGTTCTTTAAGTTCCCGTCTATGTGAAATACTGTCATTTGTGTGGGATACAAACTTTTAAAGCCGCAACTGTCACATGCGGCTTTTTTCTTATAGCCACTTTTTTCCCAATTGGGTCTTCCTGGTCTAGATTTGGGTTTCTTTTTTCCACATCCAATGCACATACTTCTATAATGTGTTACCCCGTTCTTTTTATAATTGATTGCTCGGGGATTTTTGTTACATGTAGAACAGATAGGTCTAATCATATTCATATTTATCTAAATTATCTCTTCGAAGGCGTCCGTATCACCGACTTTTTAACGGGTAGTACTAAATAATATTAAGCAATCAGGTTGTAAACCTCAAAATATTACACAAGGAATCTTAACATGGCATTAGTATCACCAGGCGTACAGGTTAGTATTGTTGATGAATCGCAGTATCTTTCAGGCGCCACAAACTCAGTACCGTTCGTATTGCTAGCAACAGCAGCAAATAAGACGAACCCAAATTCACCAGGAACAGTTGCAGTAGGAACTATTCCAGCAAATGCTAATAAACTAACATTAGTCACAAGTCAGACAGACTTGATCTCAATGTTTGGTAACCCATTCTTCTACAATACTACGAATGGTACTCCAATCAACGGATACGAACTAAACGAGTATGGTTTGTTAGCGGCTTATTACGCATTAGGCTTAACTAATCAAATTTATGTGTTAAGAGCAGGAATCGACTTAGCATCACTAATCGGTTCAGTTGGTCGCCCACTAGGTAACCCTGCTAATGGGTCATGGTGGTTAAACACTACTAATTCAACTTGGGGTATGTATGAATTCGATGCTGTAACTGGCACATTTAATGTTCAGTCACCAATCGTAATTAATTCGGATGATTACAGTTCTTATGTAGATAATGGTTTCCCTGTATCATCTCTTGGCACAATTGGTAGTTACGCTGTAATTGCTACTCCTATTCTTGACGGTTACGGTAATCCAGTGGGCCCCGGTGATTCAGCAGGACAACAATTCTTCTATAAGAATGCTTCTAACGATTGGGTAGCACTAGGTTCTATGGATTGGCTAATGTCAGTCCCAGCAGTCACTAGCACAAACTCAAATCCAACGCTAACTGCAGGTGATACATTCTATATCAACTTGAATAGCCCATCAAATAACGGTACTACTGGTAGAGCTCTTATTACAGTTCCAACTTCGCCAAACAATACTGTTGCAGGAGTCGCTGGACAAATCAACACATTGGGTTGGGGAGGTTTAACAGCGGGTGTAGTAGATGGCAGATTGAGCATATATTCTGCTCAACCAAGTGAATCTGGTGTTTATTCTGTTACTATTGCAGCAGGTTCAGGCACTGTATTATCAGCAATGGGTTTGACTGCCGGCTCTTACCAACAACCGCAGTTTGTATATGGCACATCTGCTCAACAACCACTATGGCAAGCAGGTCAAACAAATCCTGCCCCATCTGGTTCAGTATGGGTTAAGGTTGGTTCTGCTGGCAATGGCTTGCTTCCATCAGTAAGTCAATGGAATAGCACTACACTATCCTGGAAGTCAAAAGTTGTAACAATGGCTTCAAGTGACTGGTCGGCTGACGCTGCACTAGACTCAACAGGTGGTGCTGCAATTCCAGCAGGAACTGTTTATGCTCAGTATAATTATGCTGGTGTAGATACAGGAAACAATGTTTCAGATAGCACTACACAGTCTCCTGTTTATCTTTGGACTAAATCTGCTCAGGGTGAAACAATCGCAACTGGTACTACGTCAGATCCTGCATTTAATTCAGGACCATACACTGCAAACATCTATGTGTCTGTACCATCAAGTACAGCACTTAGTGGTCCATACACAATGACATTGGATGATAGTTCAAGCGCATCTGATTTCATTGTTGCTTGGTATGCATCAGGAGTTCCTTACACATCAGTAAGCGTAAACTCAACAGGAGCATTAGTAATTGCACACACAGCAGGTGGTGTGATCATTGTTGATGACACTAACTATACTACTGGCTTGTCGAATGGTTTGATGAGTACAGCGGGCTTTGTTGCTGGTACTACTACTAATGTAAAGAATGGTTTCTCACCAACTCCTGAGTTCACTCCTACAGGCACAGGTGGTAGTGGTACTGGATTAAGCGTCAATGTACAAAATGTATATGGTCAATACATTGTTGACAATACTGCCTTTGCTAACGCAGGTACAGGTTATGTTGTAGATGATACTGTAACATTCTCTGGCAGTGCTTTAGGTGGTAATCACCCAGCAAATGACTTAGCAGTTCTAGTAACTAGCGTAGATGGTTCAGGCCATGTTACATCAGTACAATTCGTATCAGGTAGTGCAGCAATGGGTTACACTACTCAGATCAGTAATTGGGTACAATTATACCCAGAGTACACTGCAAGTTTAGGTGCCCCATTCCAAGCGCCTGCTAATGGTACACCTTGGTACTACAGCGACCCAACTCAAGTAGATATCATGGTTAACACTTCAGGTGGTTGGGTAGGTTACAAGAACACTAACTACAGCAGTGCTGGTTTCCCAATCTCAGGCAGCAATTCTACTGATCCAAACGGTCCAATCATTGCTTACTCATCACCAACTACTCAAAGTGATGGTACTTCACTGGTATACGGCGATCTTTGGATCAATACTTCTGATTTGAATAACTATCCACTAGTTAATCGCTGGCAGAATATGGGCGGTATGGATCAATGGGTATTAATTGATAATACCGATAGCATCAACTCAATGGGTATTATCTTCCAAGACGCTCGTTGGGCTACTAACAACGATACAAATCCTGCAACTGATCCAATCCCAACTATTCAGTCTCTATTAACTAGTGACTACTTAGATTTGGATGCTCCATCACCAGACTTGTACCCAGTAGGTATGTTGTTATGGAACACTAGACGCTCAGGTTATAATGTAAAATCATATGTTGTTAACTATTTCAATGCTAATACATTCCCTGATCAGTCATTACCAACACAAACTGATGCTTGGGTAACACAAAGTGGCAACATGGAAAATGGTGCTCCTTATATGGGAAGTAAAGCACAACGTGCAATGGTTGTCAAGTCATTACGTGCTGCAATTGAAACTAATGTAGACATTAGAGATGAAGACAACTTCTTCAACTTGCAGGCTTGCCCAAATTATCCTGAATTGCAACCAGACATGATCGTGCTTAATGCTGATCGCGGCGACACAAGTTACATCTTAGGTGATACTCCAATGACTTTACCTAACGATGCAACAGCAATCGTTGACTGGGCAAACAATACAGCAGGTGCAGCATCAACAGGATTAGAAGGTCTTGTAACAAGAAACACTTATCTTGGCTTGTTCTATCCATCGGGTCTATCAGTAGACTTAGCAGGCAACCAAGTTGCAGTACCCCCATCACACATGATGTTAAGTACATTCTTGTATAATGACCAAGTGGCTTATCCTTGGTTAGCGGCTGCAGGTACTCGCAGAGGTATCATTACTAATGCTACTTCGATTGGTTATGTAAATGTACAAACAGGTGCATTTGTGTCAATCAAGACAAGTCAGGGTATTCGTGACGTTCTATACGAAAACGAAATTAATCCATTAGTATTCTTCACAGGTCAGGGCTTGCTCAACTATGGTAATATAACAAGTTATCAGTCAAACAGCGCATTGAATAGAACAAACGTTGCAAGATTGATTTGCTATATTCGCAGACAGTTGACTATTGCTGCTAGACCGTTCGTGTTTGAACCTAATGACAGCATTACAAGAAAAGCAATTTCAGGCGTTATTCAGTCATTCTTTGTTGACTTAGTAGCAAAGCGTGGTATCTATGACTACTTGGTAGTTTGCGATAGTTCGAATAACACACCTGCTAGAATCGATGCTAACGAGTTGTGGGTAGACTGTGCAATTGAGCCTGTTAAGGCTGCTGAGTTTATCTATATCCCAGTTCGCGTCTTGGCAACAGGTACGTTAGGACACAATTTAGGACAGTAAAAGAGAAAATAGTTCGGGCACTACGCAAGTAGTGCCTAGACTAAATACAATATCAGGAGAACAAAAGATGAGTTTGGAATATTATGTTTACGCATACGTTAGAGTAGACGGAACTCCATACTACATCGGTAAAGGTAAAAATGCCAGAGCCTTCGTTAAGAGTAAAAAAGAAGTTAAGCCTCCAAAAGACAAAAATAGAATTGTCATAGTCGAGCGAAACTTAACGAATGTTGGATCATTAGCGATAGAGCGTAAATTAATCAGATGGTATGGAAGAAAAGACCTAGGTACTGGAATTCTACGCAATAAAACAGACGGTGGTGATGGAGCATTAGGATTAAAACGAACTCTAGTGCAGTCACTGGAGCAAAGCAAACGTCAAATAGGAAAAAAAATAAAGAAACATTCTTCTGAGAAAAATGCGGAAAAGAGTTTACGGCAAGTAGGGAAGAAACAAACAATAGAGCATGTTCAAAGAAGAGTGTCAACTTTGCGAGGTGTAGCCCTCAAGAAAGAACATTGTAAGAAAATTAGAGATGCTAAAATAGGAATTACTAGATCAGCTGAATCACGTAAAAAACAAAGCATAACTATAACCGGGAGAAAAAGACCAAACCATGCGGCTGCATTGTTAGGAAAACCTCGATCTGCAATACAATGTCCGCACTGTAATTTCATAGGCGGAATAAATAATATGAGTAGATGGCATTTCAATAATTGCAAATACTCATCACAATCAATAACAGGAGATATTTAATATGGCCATCGCTAGCCAATCGTTGTTTAACATGACAGTCGCAGGAGATAACTCAGGCGGCAACCAAGGCTTGTTAATGCCTAAACTTCAATTTAGATTTAGAGTAAACTTTATCAATCTTGGGTTAGGCAATGACGGGCTATCTTTGACAAAGCAAGTAATGGAATGTGCAAGACCTAACTTGACATTTGATGAAATCACATTAAACGTTTATAACTCACGCATCTATCTTGCTGGTAAGCATTCATGGAGCGAGTTGCAGATGACTATCAGAGACGATGCTTCAGGTACAGTATCTCAGGCTATAGGCGATCAGTTGCAAAAGCAAATGAACTTTGTTGAGCAAGCATCAGCCGCTGCAGGTCAAGATTACAAGTTTGAAACAAACATTCAGATTCTTGACGGTGGTAACGGTGTTTATGCTCCAGTAGTCTTAGAAGAATGGCAACTTTATGGGTGCTTCATCAAGACAGCAAACTATCAGTCATTAAACTATGCCACAAGCGAAGCAGTTACAATTCAGTTAACACTACGTTATGATAACGCGGTACAACTTGAAAATGGCGTACTTGCAGGTGTTGGTACACCGGCTGTTGGCAGAATCCCTGCAAACTTACAGGATTCGGCAACTGGTATCGGTTCGTTTCAGTAATAAATGAGAAAATCCTATTCACGCTAACCACGTGAATAGGATTCTACTAATATGGCAATAGGAAATAAAGGTCAAGCATTAGAAGAGTTTCAGAACCAACTTGTAGATATCGACAGTGGGTCTAAAACTAAACAAACATTAGGAGCCATATTAGCTGATTTTAGACATGCTTCTAAAATCTTTGGTAGCAATGCATTTGCTAACGCTCCTAAAAACAAGTTCTTATTTCACGTATACTTTGATATAAATCCAGCAGCATATGTACCTATTAAACCTGAAGAATCAAGTCTTATAGGTATATTGGTAAGAGATGTTAAACTTCCTAGTTATACATTTACTACCCATCAATTAAATCAGTACAACAGAAAGCGAATAGTACAAACTAAGATAAAATATGATCCTGTGAACTTTACGTTCCACGATGATATGAGCAATATTATTGCTAAAATGTGGGCTGCATATTATACTTACTATTATGCTGATGGTTCTCAACCAGCAGTTCTTTTCAGCGGTAATTCAAATAATGCAACTTCTGCTGTATTGGCTCCGCCTTCTGGTGGACAAACTCAAGTATCCACGCTAACAAATTATCAACTTAGAACACAGTATGTTCCTTCTACAGCATTGCCTAATCCTAACAATTGGGGATACATAGGCGATACTAATACTCCATCAGCAACTGATTACGCAAAAGCACCATTTTTCAACAACATAACTATATTTGGTTTAATGCGACATGATTTCTTAGCATATACTTTAATCAACCCCGTAATCACACAATTCTCCCACGATTCATACAACTACGATGAAGGCAATGGTGTGATGAAAAATACTATGGCTATAGACTACGAAACTGTAGTCTACAATGAAGGTCAATTAGATGGTCTTAAACCTAGTAACATTGTTACTGGGTTTGGACAAAATGATACATATGACCTTGTACCTAGCCCGATCACTATACCAAAAACAGAAGGCTACGTAGTAACCGATCAAGGTGTAGTACCTGGTACTTCAGGTGGAATGGTAGAATCATTAAGAAGACCCTCAGTAGAAAATCCTAATCCAAACTTTGGACCTACAACGACTAGTTATTCACTTCCAGATGTGCCTTTTCTAGATTCAGCCGATGAAATCAACGCTCAACTACAAAACGCAGAAGAAAATACTGATAACGGGACTAGAAATATGCCTTTTGCTATTCCTTCTCCTAGTAC